GCCAGCATCCGGAGCAGCGTCCGGACGCGGGACCTGGAGTCCGACCCGGAGGCCGAGCCGGACTCAGCCGGCCGTCCGGACGAAAGCCGCACGATCAAGGCGCTAGAGGGCGAGGCTGCGGCGTTGCGGGAGGCGCTAGCCCGGGAGCGGGAGCGGGCGGATCAACACCGGGCGGAACGGGATGCTGCGTTGGCGGCAGCGGCCGTAGTACCGGAATTGCGCCAGCAGCTTGGTCACGCCGAGGGCGAGGCTAAGGCGCTGCGGGAGGCGGTGGCACGCGAAATCCGCCAGGCGGAGCAGGCCGAGGAGGCGCGGAAGGTGGCAGAGACGCAGCTGGGTGCCGCGCAGGCCACGCGCGATGCGACGCAGGCCGAGCTCGCCGCATGGACGGCAGGCGGGCCGCTAGCACGCACTTGGCGGGCGTTCTGGAGCCGGCGGGGACGGTTGTGAGCTGGCTGCGGCAGTTAGGGCTGCCCCCGATTGTCGAACAGGTGGTGACTAAGTTGTCTGCAGCCTAGAGCAAACTCCGAACGGATTGCATCACCCAGCGGGTCTAATTTACTTGTTTAAACAACAGGATAGAGCGTCTTCCGTGAGCCAGATTGGACGGAAAACGCTCTAGCTGTGCCGCAGATCCTTCTCGGCAGAAGTCGCCGAGAAGGATCTTATCTGATTTACAACGGCGCTTACGACCTAATCACTGTCGGTCCTGAGAGCACCGAAACCGCGACGTTATTGTCACTAGCAACATCCCCGACTTTCGCTGCAACGGCCACGCCGGCAGCAACGAGCCCACCTACTGCTCCAGCAGCTGCACCCGCGTTGCCTGGGTTTGCGCCACCCGCGACGGCGTCGATTTCGGCATCGGTTAGTTCAACAATAGAAACAGAATTCGTGCTGGGCATGGTCGTGTTCCTCCGTTTTTCGAGGCCGATATGACTTTGTCGGCCAAGATACCAACGCCCTCTCAGCGCTAACGTTCTACAAAAAGTGTTATTTTTGCTTCAGCTTTGTGTGTGAGGGGTTATTGAAGTGCGTTTTCTTATTTTTCGAATTCCAAACAATAATGCGACAATATTGTGACTGTTTGGGATATAGGGGCAGGCTCATGCCGTGTGGGTTGCAAGTGGTGATGCATGCCTATGTGGCACTGACGAAGGGCTGAAGCGGCCAAGCCGGCACGCAAAGAGAAGGCACCATGCCTATGTCCCACACCGGCCGCTGCAGTTTGAGCGGCAGCGGTAACTCTCTCGGTTCCGTCCGGTGCAGCCGGTCAGCGACCCGTGCGGGGCGCACTTCCCCAATCTGGTGGCGAAGGGCTGATGCCACGCTTGCGAAGGTGCGGGCGGCGTTGGAGGAGGTCCGGCGGCCGTTCTGGCAGCGGTGGTTCATGCGGTGAGCCACCCTGGTTGGCTGCGGCAGATGCGGCCGGGCGATGGCGCGGTGCGGGTACCTGCACCCACTGCGACCGGCAGCCCACCCCTCCTGTACCAAGGAGGGGCGAACGCCTATTGGCTAGTCTAGCTGCTGACCTGGAGGCTCCTTGCCCGCCGGGTTTGTGCTGCCAGTATAAACGACAGGGACACCATTCGCTTGGCCGTTCGGGGTGTTTCCGCCGCCGTTCTGCTTTTTGTAGTTATCCGTAATCTTCCCGCCCGAAACCTGATTCAGTTCGGCGTCACTAAGTTCCACCAGCGCAGCGCTGGCAGTGATTGTGGCAGTCATCGCATTGTTCTCCATTTGGAGAGGCCCCGTTCGGGCGTAAGCGGAGACGCAAGGAAAGGAACCCCTCTCTCGAAGCGGTTAGTTCTGGCCCGGTGGGGCAAAGCCGCTGGGGTTCTGATTTTCCGTTGGTACGCCGTTCGCCTTGCCTTTCGGCGTGTTCCCGCCACCGTTTTCTTTTACGGGGGTAATCTTCCCACCCGCGACCTGATCCAGTTGCTCACTGTTGAGTTCTGTCAAAGTACCCATAGGATTTCCCCTAAAGTTAAGTAATCGAAACAATACGAAGTTGATCCGGACTTGGCGCCGCCAATACAGCGGGGTCAAATCACCGCTTAAGCGAACACTTCAGGCTGCTGACATTAGTTCCGAAGCAAACACATGCCAGCACGTACATGAGTTACCTGTACCAAATACCTGTCAATGAATTCGCGAATTGTTCATATTGTGCAAATTTGCACAACGTTTGAAATACAATTCTCATTTCGTAAAGCAAATACGCCTCTACCCAAAGAAGGCTTCGTAATTATAATCTGTAGTAGAATAACAAACCTATTATGTCCCGAAAAGCCGGTTAGCGGACTGAAGGCGGACAGCGGACCAATCGCTTAATCATCCGCTAATTCGGCTTATCGTGCCTGCCGTTTTGTCAGAGTCGCGTTGCCCCGATGCCGGCAACCGGCTTCTTCCTTCCCGAGCATCTGGACCGTGCTACCGCCGAGTGCTGGGTTCTAGGCCAGTCTTAGATCGGGCCTAATGCCCGTTCCAGGCCACTTGTCCCCAGGCTCAGGCGGCCTCCCGACAGTAAGAGAAGAATCAAAGCTGTCTTGGTAAGAAGATCCTGCCCGATTTTCGGACTTAGGAGAATTTGGCGGTTTTCCGCGGTTTTCCACAGGGTCATGGAAGACGTAGGCGTTCGATGTGCGGATGATCCGGGGGTGCCAGACGGTCTTGCCGGCCGCGTCGATGCACTTGTCTCGGATGATCGCCAGCCGGTTCACCCAGGACAGGATGCGGGCCTCGCCAAGCACCTGGATCGCCTCATAGACGGAGCTGCGGGCACAGCCGGCCTTGGCGGCGATTGCCTCATAGCTGGGGAAGCATCGGCCGCTGGCAGCGTTGTGGAAGCCCCATAGCAGGGCTTTCAGCACCTCTTGGAAGGTGCGGGTGATCGGGCCGATGTGCTGCCCCGGCTGCTTGTGCCGGGCGTTATATGCGCGGGCATAGACCGTGATCCGAACCTTAAGGTTGCGGTCCATCGGCTGGGCTGGGCCTTCGCCAAACACCTTGGCGCGGCCACGTCTGCTGGTGACTTCCATCGGTCGTGATCGGACGCGAAGACACAACTACCCCACAGCCCCAAGAGGGGGCTTGCTTGAAGCGCAACGCTGTTGGATGATCCCATTTAGTGGTATCGGGTCTTCAGGCTTGCCGGCCTGTCATCCAGTGTTTTCGGTGGGGGCGGGCCTTCGGGTCCGTCCTTTCTGATTCTAGGGCTGCGGGATTGCAGCGCGGGCGTCTAGCCTGCCCTCTGAAACGTCACCCTGCAAGTAGTTGACTGCAAACGCCTTTCTGACACTCGCGACGGGTGTCAGCCGCCGGCCAATTCGTCAGCGTTCCAGCCACTTAGACCGGATCACAGCCGGCAGCGTCGCCGGTAGCGCCTCGCCCTTCAGCTCCGCATCCCGGCGAGCGGGGGCAGTCGCCACCAGGGCGCGGGCCGCTAGGGCATAGACGGCACAATCGAGTCCCTCGGCCATCCGGCCCGGCAGCCGCGCCCATTGCGTGGTGGGCTGGCCGCGCGAATAGCGCACCACGCGGCGCTCCGCCGTGAGCTGCAACAGCCATTCCAGGGGCAAGGCGTCGCTGTACTGGAACGCCTGCTGGCGCGTCAGCCGGTCATGGATGCGCGCCTTGGCGCTATCCACCCCCACCAGCCATAGCCGGACGCGCTTGCTCTCACTTCGCGTCACCAGGGGACGCGCACCCGGCACGCCTTTGATGGCTGCCATGGCGGGACGGCTGCGGCAGAACAGCGCAACGCGGTCCTGCATGTTGCCATCGCCCGCGTCGATGGCCGTCATGCTGCGGCCAATGCTGGCGCCGTCCTCGCGCCGGTACATTTCGCGCAGGAAGTCGGCCAGGTCATGCCACACGGCATCGCGCAGCGGATCGCCCGCGAAAATGCGGTGATCCAGCACCAGCCATGCATCCTCGGCCGTGAAGCCTTGGGTGGTGACTTCGATGCGGTCGCCCTGCACATCCGCGCCGCTGCACAGGAACAGCACATCGGCTGGGATGACGCCCAAGGAGATAGGCGCGGCCATGGGCGCAAGGCCCAATGGATCCAGGGCGCCTTCGGTATCCGCATCGTCCCACGTCTCGGCCAGCAGGGTGTTGACGAAGGTCCGCAGCCGGTCGGGCGTCTTCTTCGCGTCAAGGAACTCCACGGCCAGCTTGGGCCATGCGGCGGCCGGGTGTGGCGCGGCCAGCGCGGAGATGCGGAAGCCGGCATGGCCCCGCACATGTGGCGCTGTCGCCCGCCAGCGGCCGGCGGCTACCATCGCGGGCTTGCGCTCCTCGCCGTGCAGCACGCCGCAGCTCGGGCAGCACCATGCGGCTTCCTCGGGGCGGTCCTCGGGCCAGCGGATCGCGGCCCAGGTGATTTCGTGGAAGTCGCCGCAGCTTGGGCAAGGGACCTCGAAGATGCGCTTGTCGCTGCGCTCATACTCGGCCGCGATGAAGCTGCCGGTGCTGGTGGTAGGGGTGCTGCCGCGAATCAGCTTCCTGTTGCCGAAGCTCATGGAACGGCGTTCGGCCAACAGGTGCGGGTCCCCCTCGGCCGTTACCTCGAAGGCGTCGGATTCGTCCTCCACGATGATGCGGGCGGTATGGGCGCGCAGGTTGCGTGGTGAGCGGGCCGCCACGGCACGCAGGCTGCCGCCAGAGAAGCGACGGAACGCCAGGGTGTCGCGGCTGGCGGCGGTGCGATCCACGGCCAGCAGGCCGCGAAGCGGCGGCGAGGCGTCGAACACGGGCTCGACTTGCGTGGTGATGAAGCTGCGCACGTCGCCTTCGGTCGGCAGCACGCACAGCACGCTTGTTGGGTCGGTCCGGACATAGTGCGCCAGGGCGCCGGCCAGCAGGGTGCTGTAGCCGGTTCGGGCGGCCTTCAGCACCGTTACGCGCTCCAGGGCGGGGTCGGCCATAGCGTCCGCAATATCGCGCTGGAAAGCCCAGAGGCGAAGCCGGCCGGGCGTCGCCGCCAGCCCAGGGGGTAGGAACAGCGTGCGCTCTATCCAGGCAGACAGGGGCAGACGCTCCGGCGGGCGCAGCAGCGACAGGGCCTCGGCACGGATGGCATTCAGGCGCGGGCGCCAATGGCTCACAGCGCGTCCTCCGCCAGCTCGGCCAGAGCATCGCGGATCTCGAGTTCCAGGCTGGCAATCAAAGCCGGGTGGCCGGGGTGCGCTGCGGCGAGGCGGGCAGGGATCGCCAGCAGGGCGGCGCGGATGCCGGTGCATATGCCGGCCCATTCCCGCGCCACGGCCACAGCCGGGAGGAGCTCGCCCGCTTCCTGACGATTGATTCGGGCCGCCCGGTCGGCTTGTTCGGCCAGCAGGCGGGCGCGTTCCGCCGCAAGGGATCCCAGGGGGCGGGAAACATGGCCGGATCGCCCGGATTCCGGAGATTCTAGGCCAGTCCGAGGCTTAGGGGGCGGTGGCGTAGCGGAAGGCCGCTTTTTGCCGTCAGGCGCGGCGATTTTGGGGATGCGGCGGCTGGGCATGATTATTCCGTCACCGGGAGGAATCCCTCGGGCTCTGCTGCCCCCCGCGACGGGGCACCCCGGCAGAGGGACCCGCCGCTTTCCTCACTCCCGGTCCAATGGACACACGGACAGCCTTTAAAGGGGGCTGTCCATGTCCGTCCATTTTTGGACAAGTGGACAGTCCATGACATGTCCATCCAATGTCCATTGTCCATCGCCTCATTCGTCATCCTCGAAGTCGGCTTCGATAGCGCCCCCTGGTGCCCAGGCCAGCCCGTCCCGCACCTCCACCAGCCCCTTGCGGACCAGCCCGGATACGGCGCGGTCCATTGCTCGCCATTGGGTGTTCGGCTTGTCCGAACCGGACAAGCTGCGCCGGCTGGTGCATTCCTGCCGCCATTGCTGCTCACTGGTGCGGCCATCGGTTTCCGGTCCGGTCAGCTCCTCCAGCACGGCCAGCGCCGCAGCCTCGGATGGTGTCATCGCCACGGCTGACTCCAGCGCGGCGACTCCCGTCTCGGCTGTCCACTTGTCGCCCATCATGGCGAAGATGGTTTTCTCGAAGTCGGCCCGGTTGGATGGCTTGCGGCGCCGCGCCTTGGTGAACTCCATGGCGAAGGCGATATCGACTCCCGGCCGCTGCACCTTGCTCAACAGCGCCACGGAATCGAACTGCCATTCCTTGGTTTTCGTGCCGTAAAGCCGGTCGGTAGCGTTTCCGGTATGGTCCAGCCAGACTTGCGCGATGCGCTGCCGGGTCAGCTCCTTCACCAGCGGCATGGTTTGCATCCACGGCTCCTCATCCTTCATATCGCCCGGTGTCAGCGACATGCGGTTATCGAAGAATACCGCGTCCACCCCGCCCAACATGGCGACAAGGTTCAGGATGAATTGCCGGCCGTCCTCGGTATTCAGCGGCGCGAAGGCGCCCATGGTGGGAAAGCGCGCGGCCAGCTCCTCGTAATCCTCGGTGCAGAGGACGAACAGGCCGGACAGGTCGGCATCGCCCATCCGCCGTTGCAGATCGGCTAGCCGTTCCTGCACCAAGTCGCGCGCCATCTCGCCGTCGATGTAGAGGACACGGGAGGGGCGCGCTGCTTCCCAGTGCAGGAAGCCTTGCCCCGATGCCATGCCAGCCGCCATCGCCATGCCCAGGTGCGTCTTACCCAGGCCGGTAGGGCCGCCCACGAACATGCGGGTTGTGTTCGTGATGATCTCGCCTAGCAGCGGTTCAGGCGGTTCCAGCTCCCGCGCCAGCCAGTGTCCGGTATTCAGGAAGTCGGATAGGGCCGCGTCTGCCGCAGGCGTCTCCTCCGGTTCGGGCGCGTTGTTCCAGGCCCAACCGTGCTTTCCGGCCCTGTAGAACAGCGTGCCGATGCTTAACGGCTTGGCGCCATGTTGGCCGAAGGATTCCCACGCTTCCTTAGTGCCGCCGTAGTTGCTGGCCCCTTCGGACCATTCATCCCACACCGAAAAGCCTTCCTCGCCGGCGCCGCATTCGTTGTGCAGCGCCATGCCGATATCCAGCCACAACTTCCGGTCTTCCCGCTTTTCCACGGGGATGGCGGCCAGCGCGGATTCGATCTTCGGCCATTGGGGGTCCGGCCGATCCCCGCTTAGGGGGTCGTCATCGGCAACCGCCCGGATCGGGCTTGGCGCGGCGGGCGCTGTTCCCTTGCCGATGGCGCCCGCGTCCAGCTCATACGCCAAGTCGCTATATCGGCCTTCCACCAGATCCACGCGGTGCGCCGGATTCTTGTTCACGCTGCCATAGTAGAAGGCTTGGGACAGGGTGAAGCTCGACGGGTCCAGGGTGCCGCCCAACACGCCGTTCAGGCGCGCCACAAATGCCGCCCGGCGGTCCGGGGGTAGCGCAACCGAGGTGGGGCACAGCACGCGGAAGCGCGGCTTCTCCTCGGTATGGCTTCCGGAGGTGTAGAGCAAGCCTGCGATGCGGGCCGCGCGCAGCCGGGCAGCGGCTATCTCCATCCGCATGGTCCCGCCGTCGTAGTCGCCTTCGATGCCGTCGATGGACAGCAGGTTGGCGTTGTGGCGCAGGCAGTTATGCGTGGTGCGCTTCTCACCGAAGCGGGCCAGCTTTAGCCAGGGCAGATCGTCCTTGGTGGGCGCCGTGCGCTTCAGGATGCGGGGCGCCAGGGCGCGGAGGGTGATGGTGTGTTCCGACTTGCGGCGGGCTGCCCTGGTGGGGAACCGCGTTACGGTTAGCGGCCGGTCCAGCGCGTTCAGGGCTTGGGTTTGGCGCGCGGATGCGCTATAATTCGTACCGTCCATTGCAGATGCCTTTCTGTCAGCCCGCCGGATTTGCCCCCGGCGGGCTGACGCAATTTCAGGGCTAGAAGCTGCCGTTCAGCCGCACCGCGACCGTCGCATCGTCCGATGCTGCTGGCACCACGGCCACGCCAATGCGCACCGTGCCGGCCGTCGCCACCTGCCGGGCCATGTCATCCCAGAACAGGGGATCACCCTGGGCCGGCATCCGCCCCCTCGGCGGCATCGGTGGACGCAATGCCGAACATGGCGCCCACCAGGGCGCCATCGCCGCTGGCGAGGTCATAGGGCGCGGTGGCGGTGATGACATTGCCCGCTTGTACGTAGTTGCGCATGGCTCAGGTCCCCTTGCTGGTGATGAATCGGATTGTGTGGACGGGCGGACGGGCGGCCAGCTCGCGGTCAGCCGCAGCGATTGCGGAGGCCATCTCGCGGTCGCTGGAGAACGTCACGGATTCGCCGTTGGCATCTCGAACCTCGCGGATTCCCCGCATCCGCGCGGCGAACAGCTTGTCCCGCCAGCCGCGCAGATCATTCGAGTAGTGCGGCGGGTAATCGGCCACGGTCAGGCGCCCGCGTTCCTGTAGGCGCCGCGCCAATCGATTGCGCCCATGCATGTATCGATAAAGCAACGATACTCGACACCCAGGACGTCCCACCCCTCGCGCGATGCGAGTTGCGGGCCTTCAGCGCCGCTCAGGTGCGATTGCTCGAACACGGGGCGCGAAGCCGGGTCCCCGAAAACGTACCAGCTCCGGCCGCTCAGGCGCGGTTCCACCAGCAGCGTCAACCGGCCACTGAAGGGATTGGCGGAGGCCGCTTCAATCGGGGCAATCGTGGATGACAGGAGCTGTTCGGCTTCGGTTTCCAGCGCCGGCCCCACCAGCAGGTATTTCGGCGCGGTGCCTGCGGGCGTCTTGCCGTCCAAACCCTTCTGCGTGCGCAGTGCGAGGCGCGCGGCGCCCAACGATTCGACCGACAGCGCCGCAGGAACCGTGGCAAGGTTGCCGTGGTCCGCGTGGAACAGCCGCTTGGTATCGCCCATGATCGGGCCAGCGCCGCTGCCTTGTGTCAGCAGCTCGGTCCGCAGCATGTTCTCAGTCTCGGCCGCAGCGCTCGCCATCGCTCCGGTCCAGTCCGCGAACGCGGATAGATCGTCATTGATGATGGCCTGACGGGACAGCGCGAACAGCCGGGCATAGGTCTCCAGCTTGTAGCTCTCAGCCGATTCGCCGCGCGTGCCGTATTTGATCTCGCCGCCTTCAGCGACCTTCAGCAGCGCCGGCATTTCCGACAGGCTCAGGCGCGTCTTGCCGCGAAAGTCCACGGCCGTTGATTGCCGGAACAGCGCCCGCACGGGCGACAGCGCCGCCGCGTAGGGCGCGGCCAGGGTGCGGTTGCCGGCTGAGGTCAGCAGCGCCGGGAAGTCGCTGGTGGTGTGCGCCCCGCCCATGGCGCGGGTCAGCAGCCCATCGGGCGACATGCCGGTAACGCTCTCGCCGCGAAGCGCCAGCAGGTCCCGCGCGTGGTCGATCAGCCGATGGTGCTGGTAAGGCCGCGCCGCGTCGGTTAGCGGCGTGCCGGCCATGCGATGCGCGATAGCCTCGGCTCGGTGCGCCATGTGGTCGCCATCGGCTGGGCCGCTGGTGGTGGTGCGGATCGCGGGCGCCGGGCGTGCCAGGATGGCGTCCAGCGCCGCCGTGCGGGCCTCCAGCACCGTGGCGCCGCCGTCAATCTGCGCATCGGCCCAGGTGGCGGGCAGGTTGGCGCGGACGCTCAGAGCGCGGATATCGCGGGCGCGGGTGATGGTTTCCGCCTCGGTCGGGGCGGTCTCGGTGATGGTGGATTCATCGGCCATGGGGTGGCTCCTAATGGTGGCGCCGGAATCCGCCGGGACGGGAACAAGGCTGGCCTCGACAAGAGTCCAGCGGGTGGCGGTGCGGATGCGGGCGCCCGTGGTGGGGTCTTTGGAATCGGCCCAGGCGGTGGCCCGGTAGCCGATGGAAACCCCGCCGATGTCGCCACGCTCGATTGCGGCCAGGGCATCGGGATTGCTGATGTGCAGAGTGGCGACGATGCGGCCAAGCTCATGCCGAATGCCGGTCACGCGGCCCAGGATGTCGCGGATGCTGCCTTGCCGGTGCGTGTCCAGCAGCGGCACCCGGTCAGCTACCGCGACGTTCTCCGCACCGATGGCCAGCCGTTCGGTGAAGCCGGCACGGGCAACGGGTGCGCCAGTGGACAGCGTTACCTCCACCGTGCCGGCCTCGCGGTTCAGGCTGGCGGGCGCCAGCGTCATCGTGCTGCGGCGCGTCAGCAGCTCACTCGCGGCGTAGCTCATCGGCCATCTCCTCCGCCCGCGTGGCACGGTGTAGCGCGGCCGGCCGGGGCGTCTCGGGGCGTTGCTGCTGCGGCACGGGCGGGCGCTGCGGCGGCTGGTGCGACTGCCCCCGCAGGGCGCGGCGCTGCGGTGCCGCGTTG